TAAATGTATTACTGTCAAAACCGGGTGAAAACCTATCAGAACCTGAATTTGGAGTAGGGTTAGCAAATCTTTTATTTGAAAATAATATTGATTTAGAAATATTAAAAGATAAAGTTCAAGCCCAGGTTTCTCGATGGGTAGGTTCAGTAGAAATAAATAGTGTTAGTGCTAAATTATCCGAAGATGGACATACAATTTCATTAAAGATAAATTATACATATTTACTTGATGGTTCAGTAGATGAAATGCTAGTAAATTATAGTTAAAATTATATAAAATGGCTTATAACAAAACAAATAATAAAACACAAGAAAAAGAGGTAAGATACTTAAGTAAAGATTTTACATCTTTTAAAAATCAACTTATAGATTTTACTAAAACTTATTTTCCTAATAATTTTAACGATTTTAGTGAAGGTAACCCAGGAATGATGTTTTTAGAGATGGCTGCTTATGTAGGAGATGTATTATCTTTTTATACAGACACTCAAATTCAAGAAACATTCTTAACTTTAGCTCAAGATAAAGAAAATTTATACAATATGGCATATGCTATGGGGTATAAACCAAAAACAACAACAGCGGCTGCTGTAAATTTAGATATATCTCATTTAGTACCTTCTAAACAAAATGCAGATAACCAGTATGTACCTGATTATGATTATGCCTTAACAATAAAAGCAGATTCAACTTTTTTAAGTAATGGAGGAGCTTCATTTTATATAACAGAAGACTGTGATTTTTCTTATTCTTCTTCTTTTAGTGGTGTTACTGCTAGTATATATCAATATGATGCTAGTAACAACCCTGAATATTTTTTATTAAAAAAAACAGTACCCTCCATATCAGGAGAAAGAAAAACTCAATCTTTTTCTATAGGAGAAGCAGAAAGATTTCAAAAAATAACTTTATTTGATACTAACTTAATATCAATTGAATCTATTTATGATGGAAATGGTAATAGATGGCATGAAGTAGATTATTTAGCTCAAGATACTATTTTTGAACAAGTAACAAATAATGCTTCTAATGACCCTAAATTAGATGCTCATAAAGGAGATACTCCTTATTTACTAAAATTAAAACAAGTTCCTAAAAGATTTATAAGTAGATGCAAACCAAATGGCAAAATAGAAATCCAGTTTGGTGCTGGTTCAAGTACACAATCAGATGAACAAATTATACCTAGCCCTGATAATATAGGACTAGGAATTAAAGACGGAAGATCTAAATTAGACAAGGCTTACGATCCTTCAAACTTTTTATATACAAAAGCATATGGGGAAGCTCCTCAAAATACAACATTAACAGTAACATACATAATAGGAGGGGGGATAAATTCAAATGTTAATAGTAATACTATTACTAGAGTAGGAACTATCTCCAAAAACACAAAACCTAACTTAAATGCTGCAATGGAATCTTTTATAAATGGTACTATAACGGTTAATAATAAGGAAGCTGCTAGAGGTGGTGGGGGTGGTGATACTATAGAAGACATAAGATTAAATACTATGGCTAATTTTTCTACTCAAAATAGAACAGTTACAAAAGAAGATTATATTATAAGAACATTATCAATGCCTCCTCAATTTGGTAGCGCAGCAAAAGCATATATAGTTCAAGATGACCAAATATCCCCATTAACAACAGAAACACATCGTATTCCTAATCCTTTAGCAATGAACTTATATGTTTTAGGATACGACAATAGAAAACACCTAAAAACTCTAAATACAGCTACTAAAAATAATTTAACCACTTATTTAGAACAACACAGAACATTAACCGATGCTATTAATATAAAAGATGCTTTTGTAATTAATTTTACTATTGATTTTGAAATTACTACTTATAAAAATTTTAATAATCAAAAAGTTATATTAGATTGTATTAATGAGTTAAAAAGTTATTTTATAATAGATAAATGGCAAATTAATCAACCTATTATTCTTGCCGAAGTTAGAAACCTTATAGGAGGTGTAGATGGTGTACAAACAGTAGAAAGCTTAAACTTTAAAAATAAAAGTGGAACCGCTGTAGGATATTCTCAATATAGGTATGATTTTGGAAGTGCTCTTTTAAGAGATGTTATTTATCCTTCTTTAGATCCAAGTATATTTGAATTAAAATACCCTGATAATGATATTACAGGGCGTGTAACAACTTATTAATTATGGCATATTATTTTCTATTTCCACAAGCGGACACAACATTATATAGTCAACCTGATAGATACGAACTAAACACAGGTAATGATGAAATTTTAGAATTAGTTAAAGAAAGAGGAACCACAAATAATCTTTTATATCCTTCAAGGATTTTAATTAAATTTAAAAACGAAGAAATCCAAAACCTAATAACAGACACTATTAATACGGGGTCAACAGATATTTTTAGTAATGGTACTTCTTCAGTATCTCTTCAGCTTTTCTCTGCAGAACCTAAAAATTTATTAAATACATTAAATGTAAATGTATATGCTGTATCCCATTCTTGGGATGAAGGTTCTGGAAGATGGTCAAATTTACCTACCAGTTCAAATGGAGCTAGTTGGAGATATAGAAACAATACTACTATAAAAACAGAATGGGCCACTTCAAGTTTTGGACCAGGGAGTGGGGAAACAGGCCAAACAGGAACAGGATCTATTTTAAATCCTTTACTAACTAAAGGTGGTGGTACTTGGTATACTGGTAGTGGGTTTACTTCTACTCAACAATTTCTATCAGGTGATACTTTAGATACAAACTTTAATGTCACAGATATAGTAAAAAAATGGAGCGCAAGTATATGTGTTAGTCAAACTCACCCTATAGGAATTATAAACCATGGTTTCCTAATAAAAAAACCGAATGGTGTCGAAAATAACACAACTTCAAGTTTTGGAGAATTACAATATTTTTCAACAGATACACATACTATTTATCCACCAAAATTGTGTTTTAAGTGGGATGATTCTAAATATCCTCATAAATACACAGCAAGTGCCCTTTGGGATACTGGAAATGGATTAAGTGTATCTTTATATAATACTAAGGAAGAATATAATCAAAATGATATAGCTCAATTTAGAATTCATGTAAGAGAAAAATATCCTACAAGACAATTCGTTACTTCGTCTAATTATGTAAATGTTAAATATTTTACAACATCTTCTTATTATAGTATAAGAGATGCACATACTGAAGAAGAAATTATTCCTTTTGATGATACCTTTACTAAATTAAGTGCTGATGATAAGGGGATGTATTTTAAGTTATACATGAAAGGACTTCAACCAGAAAGATATTATCGTGTATTATTTAAAAATAAAAGTAATAATAGCACAACTATTTATGATGATAATTATTATTTTAAAGTTATTAGATAATGGCTCAAGAAATTATAAAACTATCAAAAAATATTATTAGTAATAAATATTCTAATGAACATCTACCTAAAAAATTTAAAGACTTAGCCAAATCTGAAGAATACATAGATGAAGATAAAATCAATAGAAATTACGATAAGGTATTTTACAATATACCTAAGAGAGGATCAGATAACACCCACCAATATATTATAGAACAGAGTCACGATCGTCTTTTTTCTGAAGAAAACGATTTATTAGAAAATGAAATAGACAAATTAGTATTAGATTTAGATGAGCTAAATAAAGAATTAACAACTCTTGAAATAGGAGATGCAAGCAAAGAAAATGAATTATATGAAGATGGAGCTTTTTTAATGGCCGGAGAAAGTCCAGATCAAGAACCCTACCAAGATATGAATACTGTATGGGTTATGCAAGAAGGAAGAAAAAGACCTATTGGAGACGTAGAAATATATGATACTATTAGAAAATCTTATGATCTTATTCCAGGAGAAAAAACAGGAATATATTTTCTTACTATTGATGAATTAAATCTAATTCCTGATGGTGTTGGAATTCATACTTATGAAGATTTAAACTTAAAAGGAACAGCAATAATAGCAGAAGATACAGATATACAAGCTACTTCTGCTTATTTTACTGCGGATTTTAAATGTGAAGGGCATGAAGTAGCAGACACATATGATATTTATGATAACACAAGCTCAACAGCAACAGGTCAGTTTTATTTAACTAATGGAGCTTGTACTATATCATATTATGTAGATAATGGAACTATAGATGAAATAGAACCCACTTTAGAAACACTAACTATATCTAAAGATGAAACTGTATCTAATATAACTTTTGTTAGAGATACAGGAGTAGGAAATTCTGCTATACCTATGGATATTGATATTACATATATGGACTACCCCTCAACAAATTGGGTAGATGAACATGGTTATTCAGTAAATTATATAAAACTTTGGGGTCCTGGTAAA